AAGTATGATCCTCTGGGTAGTTCGTAGAGTTTCATATATCAAAGTTTACATCAACAAGTTCCATTTCTTCTGGATCATAGCCTATTGTTTCATAGACTTTAGACTCAGCTTCTTCTTCATCAATAGCGCATACCCACACTGTTGATGTACGACTAATTTGAAAGCAGTATTCATTCATTATCATCACCTTTCTTGTATGGACGATAGATATACAGAGAACATTGTTTAGCAGTACAGTTGGTTATGTCTGTACGAATACCTCCTACACAGTCATTACAGAAATTCTTAATAGCTTGCATGGGTGAAGTACGTTTTTGAGCTTTCTTTAGCTCTTGTTCTTCATTCCATGCTTCAAGGAACTTACCACCTTTCTTTACAGCATAAGCTTTTTCTTTACGCCACTGTTCAAGAGCCGCTTTGCCCTTGGCTAGGACTTCTGGATTCATCGAGCGTTTCTTTTTGACGGAGTTCATCATTAAGCCTTTGATTCATTTTTGTACATACTCGGGAAGCTTCTGTTGAGAACAGATAGCACACTGCGTCTTCAAGTTTAATTTCACGACCGCCTACACAATAGTAGGTTCGATCGTAACCTTGTTTGGTGAATACAAAGTATCCGTTATTTTCTGGTTGGTTCAAGATACACGCACCTCAAATGTTATGTTGTCTTTGATTGTTTCTTCAACAAGTTCTCTTAGAACTTCTTTGTCAAGGTTAGATTCAATACGATAAGACCAGTCAATGTTGTCTTCATAGTCATTGATATCAAACTCGTTGTTCATGTATTCACCGATAGCGTTATTTAACTGGTCATTAACAAGTTCTTCAACACGTTCTGCAAGGTTACTGTTAAGGTAGTTTTCTACAAGAGTTGCAATAGAAGTGTTTTTACTTGGATGGTATACTTTATCAATTTCTTCTGCAAGAGTATTGATTAAGCAACGTACAGCTACATTGATACCTTGTTGATCACTGATTGTCATTGTGGAGATCATACTGTTTAGGTATGCGAATGACTCATCAAGGTTATCATGAGTAGCAAACAGATTACTACGGTATTCACTTAAAGGATTTTGCATATAGGCTTTCAGAGTGAGGAATTTACTTCAACGAATTGAGACACGATTTCTTTGAGTACATCTGGATGGATTACATCAATGATATCAGTGTCTTTGTGTTTAACTTCAATGACATAGATTTCATCAGCGTAGTCTGGTTCATAGCCTCCTTTTTCATCACGGATTTGACAAATGCTACCTGCTTCTACTTCGATAGTGCATTCAAAGTCTGCATTATCAGTGTAGTACCAATGATTGTATTGTGTCATTTAAGAGCTTTCAATGATTCACGGATTAGTTTAAGTTCTTTACGAATAATACGAGCACGAGTTTTGCAGTGGTTTAGGTTTGCAAATTGCGTGGCTGTATCAGGTTTGTCTTTATCAGACAGTCTCCAGTAGAAACCAATCATTTCTTTGTAGTAAGATAAATCGTCTTCGAGTGTATACAAACGATTACGAAGAACTTTTACTAGTTGATTTTTGTGTTTTGGTGGGATTAGAATCAAAGTATTTGTCATGTGTTAATTCTTCAAAGATATTCCAGAGTTTATCAAATTTAGCATGATAATATTGGCTAAGTACATTAGGATCTATATTTTCTTTTAGATCATCACATACTTGCCAACAATCCATGATAGCTTGCTCTAAGTCAAACCTATCAGGTTTCATAGGTTATGTCCGTGAGAGGCAGCTACGATTTGAAGCAGAAGACGTTCTTCAACTTTAGGTGAATCATATGTGTTATCAATGATTTGGAAGAAATTCTTTTGTGATGGATTCCACATTGTATCTACTGAGTATTTATTTACGAAATACATACAATCTTTTTCCTTATGGTAATACACACCTTCACCTTGCTCCCATTTATCTGCGCTGTAGTATTCTTCAGGTACTGTTTCAACAACATTTACTTCGAATTGTAGTGTTGTGGAAAAGAATGGATTGAGTTTCATGATATTTCCTTTAGATTGAGTTGATTAATGCAAGGGCTTCTTCTGCTTCGTCACACAGGTAGATTTTATCGAGGATTTGTTGTTGCATATCTTCGTATTTAACACGGATATCTCTACATTTCTTTTCGTTTTCTTCATACTCTTTATCAAAGTATACAGGGAAAATTAGTACTTCATTTAACACACGGATATTCCATAAACTTTTGAATTGGTCTTCAGGAATCATAGGGACATTACAGCTTTCTAACAAACGATAGATAGCAGACATATCATCTTTTTTTGATGGGATGTATTCAGGCATTTCAGCAGAAGATTTCTCACGGATCTTGTCATTGAGACGAGAGATAGCATAGTCACGTTGTGTTTTATTTAGTTTCATTTTGTATATCCTATAAAGTTTAATAACGAGAGAAATAAAAATCCCTCATGACAGACTCTTTAGAGACTATCACAAGGGATAATTATAATTTAGAACATTGGTTCTTCAGTAACTTCTGTATCAACAGAAGCACCTTCAACATCGAAGTCAACAAAGTTCTCAGATTTACGTTCATAACGAACAAGATCAGTTACTTGAACAGCAACTAACATGGTAGAAATACCTGACTTACTAATTTTACCGTTAGGCAGTTTGATTTCATATGGAGAGCAATACACCATAACGTTACCGATAGAACCATTACCGATTAATGTTGGATTAAGCTCTTTTTTACCTGCATCAACTACACGAACTTTGGCGGCATCACTACCATCTTTCTTAAAGGCTTTCTTCTTAAGATTAACAGAGATTTTACCGCCTTCAATGGCTTTAACTTTACCGAATTGAGAGAACTCTTTCTCACGTTTCTTTTCACCTTGAATCTGTAACTCATACTGATCAACACCGAATGGTGATACAGGTTTGTCTAACTTAGCCCAGAACAAGGCTACGTCTTTGATGATGATGTTAGGTGTGTTTGTTGCTTGTGTCATGATATTTTCCTATGGATTTAAATTAAATTTGTGTTTCAAGTATATTTCTCGCTAGTCGGTTCCTAATAGATATTGTGTATTATCAGTAACAAACAAGGAGAACAGTTATGTCATCAGGTGGTAAAGCCCGTAACATTAACTCACTGGCTAACTTAAAGTTAATTACTTCAGAGACAGCTAGAGAGAATCAAAAGAAATCTATTCAATCAAGAATGTTGAATAAACAGATCAGAGATGAGTTTAAACTCAATGCTAAAAACTTCCAAGAAGTAATGAAAGACTTACCTCAACTATCTTCATTGGATGTTTTACGCATGGCTATGCATCAAGCACTTCAACAAGATAACTTTGAAGATGCTGCTAGGTATGCTAACATGGTAGCAGAATATGAACAACCTAAACTACAGAGGATTGATCAGACTACTACTACACGTACAGCAGACCTCACAGATGAAGAACTTCAGAGAATTATCTCAGAAGAAGGTCTTGATAAGTAAGTCTTAAGAGAATGTCATAAGAGAATGTCTTTAGGGAAATACCCTATTGATGTTCTCTTTTTTATTACTCTTTAATAATATACTTTTATTAAATATATTATATAATACTACTTAGGGACGGTTCTCTATTAGGTTCCGGCTGAATTTTCTATATACTTCATAGCCTTTTCTAGTAGTTCTTTGTCATCTTTGAATTTTCCTAGTCCTACGTTACATGTGTTACATAGTATTCCCCTTATTTTACCTGTTGTGTGACAGTGGTCTATTACTGCACTGTCTCCGTTTACACCTATTACACCTGTAAAACTTATTGTGTGTTTACAAATTTTACATTCATTGTTTTGGTCTTCTAGTAGTTTATTTCTTTCTGGAGTTGTTATTTTGTATTTAGATAGGTTGTCTTTACATTTTCTACATCTAGAATTGTATTTAGGTTTTCCATAACTACTGGTTATAGTAGTTTTGTTATTACATCCATCTGAAATACATATTTCTGGTCTATCACCAGTAACGTATCTGTTAGCCATATACTTCCTTTCTTTCTTATTAGGTACCGACTAACAGCGTTCCCACTAGATAGTCTTTTACTTTTTCTCCTTTAACACGTAGAGTACTTCTACTTCATAAGGTTGAGCTAATGAGTAGAATGTTAGTTTAGAGATATCTACATTTTCATCCACTGATTTTCTGTATCTTTCAATACATTGTTCGATTGTGATACCGAACTCTGTGCAAAAACGTTCATCAACGCATATCCATAAGGGGTTGTTCATTTATCTAATCTCACTTTCTTGATCCACAATAGTTTGCCTTTAAGGAAAGCCTTTTGGATACCTGTTGTATCGTCAAATACTACGGATATTTCAGACTTTACTTGAGATTTAATCTTTTTGATTAAGTCTGTATAGATTTGTGCTGCAGAGTGCATTATGAGTCTTTCAGGATTGAACCTCGTTTGATTTTACTAACAAGCGTTTCATATAGGTTATTCATCACAGAGCCAAATTTTAGGTTGTCTGATAGCCTGGCTAATTCATGGTAGTCTAAACGACCTAAGCCGTTCAAAATCGTTAATGCGTCTTCTTCAGACATTGTGATGGTGTATTCGATTTGGGTGTCTTTGGAGATTTTCATATTAGTATTGATCTTCTGCTTCGAGTGCGTCATAGATGGACATACATATGAGTGTCATACGTTTGTGCATTTCGGTATCCTTTGTGTGAGTTACATTTGGGATGTCCGTGTAGTATGAGAACAATGAAATCATATCATTGAATTCTTCTCGGGTGGTGATTGAGACTGTTAGCTCAAAGGGTTGGAAGGCTACTGGTTTGGTGCGTCTTGTGATGGCTTGCATATATACCTTTGTTTAAAAATTACAAAAAGTGACAGGAAACGTTCAAAAAGAACGTTCAGGTTTTTCACCCACAAAAATCCCTCAAGACTTCCCACAGTTCTCGCCTGTTTCTCAGCGAATGTAGTCTTTCGATTACATTCTTGAGAGGATGGCAACAGTTATACTGTTGTATGTCTTGAGAGAGTGTCTTGTGGTTACTTATCCAACTCCTTTTCCTGTTCTCTGTACCATTTATCTTCCATTTTCAAGTAATCCCTGTACTTTGTTAGTTGATGATATATACCTTTCTCCACTTCTGTGAAGACACCTATGTTAGCCATAGCTAATGTGATAGCGTCTAGCTCTTTGTCAGAGAGATCTAGAGTGTATTTCCCGAAAGACTGTCTTAGGAATGCCATTTTCAGGTACCCTCCACTACTTGATCATAGATTCCTGTGTATTCTATGATGATTCCGTTGAGTTCTACCTCGTTTACCATGTTTTCCAGCACACTTTTCCTGTCTGCTGTGGCATAAATGAGTGTTTCTCCTGTTGTGTCTGGAGAGAGGATAGCTTTACAGCCAAACTCGTGTAGTGACTCGATGACTTCCTCTGTTGTGCAGTGAAAGTGTCTTGCTTTGAGTGGGTTTAAGAGTAAATACTTTGTAGACATGCTATTCTCCTTATGCTTCTACGATTTCATTGAACCAAGTGTCAGAACTCCAACCAGCTGTGACACCAAACCTTACTTGTTTGCCAACTAAGCCACGAGCAATCTTGTATTGCTTACGAGCATGCTCAACATTACGGCTGATAGACAGTTTACGGACAACTTCTTTGTCATCTACTGCATATACATACCGATTAGCTGGGTCTGTGTACACTACCATCAACATGGATGTCTCCATAGTGAATGATGCTGATACTGTATCGCCTTTAGTAGCGAAGTTCATGGTTGCTGTAGTCATGTTAGATCCTTTTGGTGATGACTGTTAATGAAATCTTGGTACTTACCCCAAGAGGTCTCTCCGTAAGCCCGAGAAGAGCAGGTGATTACAGGTGAACGATGTGAATCGTTACATCTTCTGGTTTGTACTTGAGTAAGTCAATGGCTGATACTACTTTGTCGATTAACTTGTTTGTTTTGTTACAGTATACTAAGTACATACTAACCTTTGTTAAAGCAAACACGATAGTCACCACACCCAGGTACATCTGATGCGGCAATATTAAGCTCGTTACAGACAAAATCTGCTTGGTACTCAAACTCAAAAGTCTCGAGTAACTCTTCAGACTCGTCTGGTCTAACAACCCATACTTCATACATAATTATCTCCTTAAAATGGTAGGTTTAAAGGTGTTTCAGCTTTGTTTCTTGCCAGTTGAAGTTGCTCTAACTCTAAGTATGCTATATTCACATAATACTCAGCAGCATCCTTTGCTTCTTGGCTTGACCCATTTCTGTTAGGAACAAAGCACCATGCATGCCTCTTCCACCACCACACCATTGCCTTAGAAAAGGCACTGTTACCTGACCAGTGAGGACAACCCTTAGACACCCAGAACTTAAGGTGTCGCCAAGTGGACCGAGGCATTTCACAACCACAAAGACCCATCTCTATCAGCATGAGTTCAAAGTCACCAGCAAATGAGGCATCACCTTGCAGGTAATAAGCAACATTCCTTGATGCCTTAGGATGCGTACGTAGGTACGAGGCAGGAGCAATAGCTCCACAGGGATGTCCAATGAGAACATCAATAGGTGCAGATCTAATTCTACGGTTAATAAGATTAGACGTCAAGCTATAACGTTTAGCCATTTCATTCTCCTTCGTTGATTTCGATTAACAGGATAGCAATCTGTACACCAGCACAGATGCTTGCAGCGATCAGACCAATGACATGGAACCAACCATACATTGCCTCAAACTGTATCTTATCGACACAGAACACCATTAGTTGCGACCACAACAGAATGTAAACAACGTGCATTAACTTAGTCATATTAATCTCCTTGAGCTATGACAACCTGTAACCGACAGGCACGGACGAACGAAAGACGTTCTCCATTGGGTTGTTACACCCAATAGACAAAGCCTTATTTGACCCAGTTAGCATCGTTCTCTAAATAACGCTGCTCACGTTTTTGTTGCATACGTTCATATGCACCATCGTCAAATGCTTCATCGCAAGCATTCATATCATTACAGATAGAATCCTCACGCTGATCTGCTTCGTAGTTGTCCCACTGGTCTTCAGTCCAGTATTCCATACCACGCTCCCCAGCCTCAAGCCGATAATACGTACTACCATCATACCAAACAGGCACAACAGCAGACGCATCCCGAACAAAAGGAACACGAGGAGCAAAAGCAGACTCCTCCAATTTAGCACGCAACAAAGCGCCAAGAGAAGAAGACATTACAACTCCAACCCCAGAAACCCCGAGGAGCAGGTAGAGCAAGACGCTCTCGGAAGACCCCGACAAAGGAGCCAACCGAGAAAGCCCTCAAGCGGCTTCAACAGCAACGAACCAAGAGTCAGCAGAGTAGCCAAAAGCGGCAACAAAGCGAACAGGAGTGCCACCAACACGAGCAGACAAACGAGCAAACACAGCGTCACGAGACACAGGACGACCAAGGGCACGAACAGCGTACGGGACACGGCAGACACGAACACGACCGTCAGAGCAAACAACAGACACAGCGTCAGCACCAGACAAAGCAACCGCAACAACAGACACGGGAGCAGAGACAGAACCACGAGGAACGGAAGCGGCAAGAGACGGGCGAGCAGCCGGAGCCACAGAGCCAAGGACGGGAAGAGAAGAGACCCAAGAAGAAAGAGAAGAAACCACGGAACACCTCCAAAGAGCGCAGGACAAGGAAAGCCGAGACGGGCAGCGCCACGCACCGACACGGCAAGGAAAACAAGGGGGGCAGGGAAACCCACAGAGGGTACGCCAAACCAACACTGGATTCTTTTAAACACACACAAAGACTTCTACCCACGACAATTCTCCAAAGACATTCCCACACAACACCCCCAATAAAAAGCAGGGGTACCCGAAAAAAAGTATACAAAAGATTACATTTCTAAAATTATTGGAATTATTTTTATAAATAAATCAACACAGGGTCGCAGACACTGCTCCTTAGTTAGCCGGTACATAATAGAGAAAACTTTTTATTACATAGGTTATATGAAACAACAAAACAATTCTGATAAGCTAGAGGCTCTGAGGGAATTAAAAAAGCGGGAGAAACTTTCTGCTTATAAAGGCGACTTTGAATTATTCGCCAAAGAACAAATTAAAATCTTACCCAAGGACTCCTCCAAGGGATTCCAATTCTTTGAGTTTAATGAAGCTCAAAAGATTGTGAATGAAGCTCTTGAGAAACAACTCAAGGAGACAGGGAGAGTCAGAGCTATTATTCTTAAAGCTCGACAAATGGGTTTAAGTACATACACAACAGGACGAGTATTCTGGAAGAGTTACTTTAATGCTTACAACAAGTCAGTAGTTATGGCTCATGATGCCGCTACCAGTGATGCATTGTTTGGTATGTCTAGAAATACGATCTATAACATGTCTGATACCTTCAGACCAGTGTTAAAGAAGTCTAATGCAAAAGAGATTATGTTTGAGCATAATGATTCAGGGTACAGGCTATACACGGCTGGTGCACCTGAGGCGGGTAGGGGAACGACTCCTACTATTGCTCACTTGTCTGAGGTAGCCTTCTGGAATCATGATGAAAAAATCTTGGCTGGTTTATTCCAAGGTATTTCTCAAGCGGAAGGTACCGAAGTTATTCTTGAGAGTACAGCGAATGGAGTAGGTAATTCATTTCACAGGTTATGGCAAGGAGCTGTAAAGGGTGAGAATGATTATATAGCTATCTTTGTTCCGTGGTACTTGATGACAGAGTATCAGAGGAAAGCTCCTGAAGGTTTTGAAAGAACAACAGAAGAAGAAGTATTAGTTACAAGGTACAATCTAACTGATGACCAGTTATACTGGAGAAGGTTAAAGATTGCGGAGGGTGGTGAGGATAAGTTCCGTCAAGAGTATCCTGCAACACCTGAGGAAGCGTTTATTGTATCAGGCTCTAATGTATTTAACATTGAAAAGCTGAGTAAGCTGGTACCACAACCAATATTAGCGAAGAGAGAATTTAACTTTGAGTCCTCTATGATGGAGGATTTAAGAGATGGATCGATTGAAATATTTAAGTATCCTACTTTTGAAGATGCTTTTGCTATTGGTGCTGACGTTAGCCTGGGTGTTGGGAAGGATTATTCTACAGCCGTGGTCATTAATGCACGAAGAGAAGTTTGCGCAGTTTATAGAAATAATACGATTGATCCTAGTCAGTTTGGCGATTTACTATTTTATTTAGGTAGGTACTACAATAATGCTTTGTTAGCTGTAGAGTCTAACAGTATGGGTATTGCTACACTAAACAGGTTAACACAGATGGGTTACCTGAATATGTACTATCAGACTAAGATGGCGAATGTATCCAAAGAAGAAGGTAGCAGAATTGGTTGGAGAACTACTTCAGCCTCTAAACCAGCTATTATTGGATTCTTGAAGAATGCTATTGAACAGGAAGATATCTGGATTCCGTCCAGAGTTATTATCGGTGAACTGATGAACTATGTAGCAGACGATACAGGCAAGACTAACGCTATTCTAGGTCAGAATGATGATACGGTTATTGCCCTTGCTATTGCCCTTGAGGTTATCAGGACTCACGGGGATAGGCTAACAAACACAACAGTACCTTTCTCACAGAAGATGGGTAACTATCAACAAATAGAAACCACTTGGTTATAGGGAATTAATATGGCAACTAAACAAGGATTGTATGACAACATCCATGCTAAACGAAAACGTATAGCCGAGGGTTCCGGAGAGAAAATGCGTAAAGTTGGTAGCAAAGGTGCTCCAACAGATAAGAGTTTTAAAGAGTCTGCTAAGACTGCTAAGAAGGGAAAATAGAATGGCAAAAGATCCACGTCTAGAAAGAGCTGGTGTATCTGGCTTTAATAAGCCTAAGCGTACACCTAGTCACCCTAAAAAGAGTCATATTGTTGTTGCCAAGAGTAATGACACAATTAAGACGATTCGTTTTGGTCAACAAGGTACACAGGGTAGTCCCGATGGTTCAAAGCGTAATGAAGCTTTTAAAGCTCGTCATGCATCCAATATTGCTAAGGGACCACTGTCTGCGGCATATTGGGCTAATAAAGTTAAATGGTGATATATGGCACAAATGAATGTACCTCTGACAGGTAAAGAAAAAGAACAATTCAAGAGTTTGATTAAACCTCAACAAGGTGGTCGTCTCTTGAATCCACAGGAAAAAATCGGTGATAAAATTCTTAAAGATTTTAATCCCCGAAAGAGTTAGTCCTTGTGTCCTAAGAGAAGTTTACTTCTACTTTGTTGGCTACTAGCAGGGTGATTAAAGAATTAGTAGCACATACACATACCCTTATGACGATCATAAGGACAATCATAAGGAGAATTTATATGGGTCAATTAAAATTAGGCAGTACTTTTGTTAGTACAGCGGTGTCAGAAGTTAGTATTATGGGAGCTGGTGTTCCAGTTATTATTCCATCTAACGGTACAGTAGCAACTAACGGTACAATTACTTTATCTACTGCTTTGCCTACAGTATACAGTGATGCATGGGTATGGCTACCCGCAGGTGCGGTAGTAGGTGGTGCAGCAGGTTTGTATTATGCTGAGTTTAGTTCTACTACTGTAGGACAAGTGTTTGCTATTTATGCTAATCCAGCAAATTATGATTTTGCTCCATATGACCCAGCAAATGTACTTCATGTTAATGCAGTAGGCTCTAATAGTGCTTATACACAAACAACTGCATCTGACTTGACTTTGATGCGGGAAACAATCCCAGCTAATTTGATAGGTCCTACTGGACAAGTTGTTATTAAACTTTTGATTTCAACTCCAAGTAACGCTAATGCTAAAACACCTAAGGTTGTTTTTGGATCTACAACGATTCATAATTCAGCAATTACAACAAGTCTTTGCACTAACATTGATAAAGATTTGACTAACCGTGGTAAATTAACACGACAGCTTGGTACCCCATTGACTGCTCTTGGCCATGGTGCTTCCGCTACCGCAGCAGTATATGCTTCAGAAGATACAAGTTCTGATGTAATTCTTACTTTTACAGGTCAGTTGGCAGTAGCTACAGACTACATGGTGTATGAATACGTTATTGTAACAGTAGCCGCCACCTAAAATATATTAAGCCATTGTAGGCTTTGATTGATTGATAGATTGAAACCAAGAAAGGTTTACAATGAGTGATTCGACAAAAGATATTATCCGCTTTGTGGATAGATATAAAGATCCGGTAGGAGACAATGAACTCCTAGCCATGATCGAACAGGGTGTAATGAACTCTGTTGGTGACTTCTTGAATAGTTCCGACCTTGCTCGTGAACGTCAGAAAGCCACATACGAATACGGCATGATGCCAATGTTCCACCTGACTCCTCAGGGTGCTTCTCAGATTGTCTCATCAGACACTGTAGAAGCTATTGAAGGATACACAGCTATCCTTGCTGAACTTATGTTTAACAACAATAAGATTGCAAGGTTTATCCCTGCTGGTAATTCCCCTAAGGCGTATCATGAAGCTAAAGTAGCTTCTGACCTTGTTAACTATGGAATCTTTAAGCAGAATCCTGGTTGGGAAGTTCTCAATACATGGGTTAAGTCTGCTCTTTTGTGGAAGAATAGTATTGTCCGTTGGGAATATATTGAAGATTTTGATTATCAGTTTGAAGAGTTTGACTCTATCAGCCAAGAAAATCTAGATCTTTTGTTATCTGAAGATAATGTAGAAATCATTGGTGACCTTAAGTATGAACAAGAACTAGGTACCGATGAACAAGGTAATGCTGTATACAACATGGTATACAAAGATGTTCGCCTTAAAAAGAAACATAACAAGACTCGTGTCTTGATTAAGAATGTACACCCAGAATGTTTCCGTATTACACGGGATGCGCACTCACTTGATGATGCGGCATTTGTGGGTATTCAGATCGACATGACTCGTTCTGAAGTTAGAAAGTTTTTCCCTGACATAGCAGAGAATATCGACTGGGACGCCATTGGAGACGGTAGCTATGATTGGGCTACCAAGTACACCGAAGAGCAAGCTGCTCGTAAGCGTCTGGTTGGTGAAGAGTACTGGCTTGGGGGAAATTCACGGGAGCTATTCCCGTCAGAAGCTAATCGACAACTTACTGTTATTGAGTGTTGGTTACGTGTAGACCGTGATGGAGACGGTATTGCTGAGTTAAAGCACTTTATTATTGCTGGCTCAACTATTCTCCTTGAAGAAGATTGTGATATGATTCCATTGGCGACTCTTTGTCCCTTTGAAGTACCTCACGAATTCTTTGGTTTGTCAGTTGCAGATATGATTCGTCCAACTACGCTTGCTTCAACAGCAGTTATGCGTGGTTTTATTGAGAACGTATATCTTACTAACTACTCACCTAAGCTTGCTGACCCTAATGTTGTTGACTTCAGTGCTCTACAGAACATGAAGCCTAAACAGATTATTGCCACAAACGGTAATCCAAACAATGCTGTGGCGGCTTTGACACCAGACACTATCAGTACTGGTACAGTTCCTGTTCTTGAGTTGTTACAACTACATAAAGAACAAGCTACTGGTTTGTCTAAAGCAGCTCAGGGTCTCAACGACACGCTATACGTATCTGGTAACTCAGAAGAAAAGATGCAGAGAGCTATGTCTGCGGCTCAAGTACGTATTCAATTTATGGCTCGTAGATTTGCTGAAACAGGTTTTAAACGTTTATGTGAAGGTATTTACAAGACAATGCGGGATAAACTCCGTGGTCAAGAAGTTGGTTACTATGATCAGAATGACTTGTATAAGTCAGTTGATCCTGGTACTTTGCCAAGTAACTTGATGCTCTATGTTGATGTTGATGTTGGTGAAAACAGTAACAGCAATATCATGAAGAAGATGAATGTTGTTGGTCAACAGATTATTCCAGCACTGCAACAAGCAGGAGCTGGTGGTGCTGTTAACCCACAAGCAGCAGTAACTATTGCGTGTAAGGCAATTGAGTCTATGGATCTTGATCCACTTGACTTCCTTGTTGATTACACTGATCCTAATTTCATTGAACAAGCTAAGAAGTCTCGAGAAGCTGAAATGGCGGCAATGGAGAAGCAGAAGCAACTTGAAGAACAAATCAAGATGCTTACTATAGCACAGAATCAAGCAACCCTTGATCTCACTAATGTACAAGCTAAGAATGCTATGCAGGATAATACCAAACAGCTTATGGTTGCTTTGGACAAGAGTTACCAAGAATGGGGTAAACTTTATATTCAAGCGGCTAAAGAAGGTGTTGAACCTCCTCCCCACCCTGATGTTAAAGAACTCCTAACACTTGCACAATCCTTTATTCAAGGTGACTTGCATATGGATGCAAGTAAACCTACAGGTAGTCAAGCACCTCAACCACAGGCTGGTCCTGCGGCTGCTGGTGAAAACCCAATGATGTAACAATAACCTCCCTCAGGAATGGGGGAGTCTTTTTAGAAATAAATTATGGATAAATACCGAGATGGGTTCCACAAGAAAGTGAAACCACGGATGGATCATGAAGACGGGCATATGAAGGTAGAACCTTTCCGTGAAGCCCAAGTCGCTTTAGGTCGTGCAGAGTTTGTTCAGCGAGAACGTGAACAATTCTTTGGTGACGCATATAGCGAAATCCTCGCTGACCTTTTTGTTACGTGGTTGAAGACAGAGCCTCATTGTTCCAAGGAACGAGAGTATCTGTATCATACTGCTATGGCATTAGGTAGTGTTAAGGAAAAACTAGTTGGTATTGAAATGTACGGTAATAACGTTAAGTTCATTAATCAACAAAACAAAAATACCCAAGAGGGGTCTGAGGAATAATATGAGTGATATGAGTAAGGCAAAAGATGTGCTTGAGAAAGCACGAGAAGAAATCCTACGTGAATTGGTCCAATGCGGATCAAATGGCGGCGTAGGTCGAGCGGGGAATTATGCACCAACTTTTGTTAATTTAACAAATGCAATTGATGCTATTGATCGTCTTATGGAAAAACCTAAGGCAGATTTCGCTGAACGTATGGCTGTAGCTAAAAAAGCTAAAGCTGAAGCCAAACAATAACGGACACAAAGGTAAAAGAATATTATGAATCTACCACATCTCTCTACCAGCACTCCAGCTTCTGAAATCAGTAGCCAGAGTTTTGATGACGGATCGAATAGTGCAGACTTGGAAGTGAAGAGCCTTGATGACATTCTACGTAATTCTCCAGCAGCAGAACTGTTGGGTCTTAAAGAATCTCTACCAGAAGAAGGCGATGACGTCCCAAGTCCAGATGAAGTATCGGAAGAAGAAGCCCAAGAAGAGAACGATACCGAGTCTGAAAATGACCTAGATGAAGAGGAAGAGTCAAGTGACTCAGAGGAAGAAGATAATGTTGAGGATGATACGTCTACCCAAGATACTGAATTGCCTTCTGAAGAAGATATTGACTGGGAGTACAAAGTACCTGTCACAGTTGACGGTAAAACCGAGTATGTTACCCTAGAAGAAATCCGTAAGGGTTATTCTACTGACAAACATCTATCTCAAAAGGGGCGTGAATTAGGCGAACTGAAGAAACAGATCGACCAAGAACGAGCAGAAAAGTTACAAGAGATTATTCAACTTGGTTCAGTTATTAATGAAGAACTAACCGCTGTTGAAACTAATCTTGCACAACAATATCATAAAGTCAAAGGCGAAATCGATAAAGCCCGAGAAGAAGGTGATACCTACACAGCTAGGGAACTCAAAGAGCAACTTGAAGAAGTACAGGAAAAGTATTGGAACGCACGTAATAAACGTGAACAACAAACTAAATCTGTAGTCGAAAAGATTCAAGCTCAACAAATTGAACAACAACAAGTGTTACTGAAGCAGTATGAAGAGACGATTACGACTCTTATTCCTGACTACTCAGAAAAAGTTGCTAAGAATATTCGTGAGTTCGCTATTAAAGAAGGTATTCCTGAAGAATTACTAGAGGGTATTTATGACCCTAACGTAGTCAAATTCATCAATGATTATCGTAAACTTAAAACTGCAAAAGAAACAGGTGAAGCAAAACGAAAGGCAACTCCAAACGTGAAATCGATACCCTCAAAGAAGGGAACACCGAGTTCTCAAAAAGAGAAGCAAGCCGTTAATAATAACCGAGCTAAAGTTCTTAATGGTCAAGGATCTAAACAAGACGAATTAGATTTTCTAAAACGTATTTCTTCGGTGAGCAAAAAACTTTAAAACATTTCTCACTAAAAGGAAAATAAAAAATGGCTGGACAAACTTTTGCAACAGGTGGCCCTAAGGCTGCCGCACGTAGCGCATCTGCTACTGGTAACGCTGTCAACGCTGGTGAGCGTGAAGACTTGGCGAACTTTATTTCTATGATCTCTCGTGATGAGACACCTTTCTTGTCCTCTATCGGCAAGACAAAAGCTACGGCTGTGTTTCACGAGTGGCAAACAGACGAGTTGGCAGCCCCAACTTCTGCTCCTGTTGCCGAGGGTGTATCATATTCTACACAAAATGCAGCTCAAGCAGCTGAACCCTTCCGTACACGTTTGGGTAACTACACACAGATCAACTCTAAAACAGTTACAGTTACTGGCACTAAACGTGCTGTTGACCAAGCTGGTGTTGCTGACGAATACGCTTACCAGCTCAAAAAGCGTGGTACCGAACTTCGCCGTGACGTTGAGTTCGACTTGGTAAACGGTTGGAAATCTTCTAACGGTTCTGGCACCCGTACTTTCGGTGGCTACCAAGCTTGGGTTAACTACACTGCTGCTAGCACAACTCCTGCTACTGCTTTGAACGTGTTAACTACTCCTTCTGAGTACACAGCACCTACAAATCCAGGTGGTGGTGTTTGCGGTACTTTCACTACTGTTACTTCTGCTGATAAAGTCTCTTTGGCTTTGTCACACGTTGACACAGTAATGCAAGGCATCTACGAAAACGGTGGTAAGGCAACTAAATTGATGTTGTCTCCTGCTAACCGTCGTGTGTTCTCTGCTAAGGCTCAGTCTGCAGGTTCTAGCACTTCTAATGCTGGTGACGGTAACGTTCGCCGTAACATTGACGCAGACGGTAAACTCCGTCAGTCAGTTGAAATCTACATGTCTGACTTCGGTGACATCATGGTTGTTCCTAACTACGTAATGGGTATTTCTAATACTGCTGTTTCTGGTTTAGACAATGCAGCTAACTTCACAGCGTTCTTGTATGACCCAATGTGGTTCAGCTACGCTAGCTTGCGTCCTCTGCAAGAAGTTGACCTCGGTCAGCTGGGTGACTCTATCATCGGTCAAATCGTTGAAGAGGGTACACTTGAGTGCAGGAATCCAAAAGGATGCGGAATGATTTTCGGTTTGTCTGGCGCTTAATAGTAGCTAACTAACCTATAAAGGGAGGTGAGGGAAACCTTACTTCCCTTTTTATTTTTAAATCTCAAAAGGAACACAAATGGAATTTCTACGAATTACTGCTACAGATGGTACTCGTCAATATATTCCTGATAATCATGTAGTAAATGTTGCTACATCTGCAGACACTTATGATGCTGGCTCTAGTTATGCCGCACCAAAAGTTATTCGTGGTAAGATTACTCAGGTAAAATATTATGACGGTGCTAATGGAACTGCTGGAGCTTTGGTGGTTGCGGCAACACCTGCGTTTACAGGTGCTAATACAAAATATGAATATGGTTGTTTCACTAATGACGGTGCTTTCAGCAACTACATGACCAATTAATGTAAGAGGACACATGGGCTTTCTATCACAAGAAGGAAACAAAAATAGTTTCCAAGTTAAGACTGACGAAAAAGACTTTCGTCTTGAACAAGATGTAGGCGCATACAAAGAGTATGCCGCACAGCAACGTGAGCTAGACTCCTTTGCCGCTAATGGTCGTACTTATCGATCATTTGCTATTATCCCAGATATTGTAGCTATCGATATCTTAACTAAATATGGTCTGGATATTCATTCAGACACATTCATGCACGATCCCGCAAGCATGAGACGACTAAAACAAATTATTGAAACAGACTATCCTTTGCTTAAAACAAGTAATGTAAAGGCTCTCTGATATATTAGGAGAATAATAATATGGCAACACCCCGATATGACGCACTCGTAGCTAAAGTACGTGACTGGTCAAACAAACCCGAAGTAAATACTATTCCAGACAGCGTCATTCAGGATTGCTTATCATATTCTGCTGATGAGTGCTATCGATTGTTACGTATTCCCCCATTGGAAGAAACAGTAACCTACACAGTTGTAGCTGGAGACAATACAGGAGACGGAAGCGCAGGTCTTCCTTATGGTAACGCTTATACCTCGTTTAATATTCCTGAAGACTTAACACAGTTTACTTATATTCGTACACTTGCTCAGGATAATATGGGTACAACATATTCTACTTATCCATCTAATGTAAGTAAAGTATTTAATGAAGTAACAGACAAAAGAACATTCTTTGATTTATACAGTGAAAAATATTCTGTATACAACTGGATGTGGCAAGACAATAAAATTTATATTCACCCACAATTAGCTGTTGGTGCTACATTAGAGATTCATTATTACAAACGACTTCCATCTCTTAATGCTGTTTATAATGTTACACCTATTAACTACATTATTAATCTTTCAGATGCTTATCAACCATATTTAACTCTGGTTGTGTCTGGTGGTACTAATCTTTATTTTAGTACAAAAGATGGTGTTACGCAATGTTTTGCTACTTATGCAGAAGCGTCAGCGTATAACCCAACAGTAACAACAAAGATGTATATTGGTAATGAAGTAGATAACTGGTTGAGAGACCAGAATGAACGACTATTAATCTGGGGTGCACTCTATAATTTAGGTGCATACCTGTTTGACGATAAAATGGAACAGCGATACTACGGTAAATTCTCCGATAACATTCAATCTTTGAACAAAGAAGAAAAGTGGCGTAGAAGTCTGGGTGGTAATGTTCAAACCAATTTTAATACAAATGGTTTAATTTGAGAGGTAAATAATGGCATATGAACAAAAACCTGGGTCAACCGCTAGTATATCTAGTGGTGGACAATATGATGACGTAAACACAACAACAAATGTAAGTTATCAACAATTGGCTGCAGAGGAAGCGGCTGCGGCTGAATTAGCTGCAACACAAGCACAAGCTTCTGCAACTGCTGCTGCAAGTTCTGCTTCATCTGCTTTATCCTCTGCTAACTCTGCTACGGCTTCTGCTTCAACAGCAACATCTGCGGCAACAACGGCAACTAATGCGGCAACGTCTGCAACTAATTCAGCTACTACCGCAACATCTGCGTCTGGTGTAGCAACAACAAAGGCGGCTGAGGCTTTAGCAAGTGCTACTAGCGCAAGTACGTCTGCGTCTAATGCTTCTACTTCAGCATCTAACGCATCTACCTCAGCAACTAACGCAAGTAATTCAGCAAGCAGTGCTTCATCTTCAGCTAACACAGCGACTACACAGGCTAACTTAGCTTTTGCCAGTGCAACAACTGCGGGTACCTCAGCTACGTCTGCGGGTATCTCTGCTTCAAATGCGGCTACCTCAGCGTCACAAGCCGAAGGATATAAGAACAGTGCTTTAAGTTATAGTGGTAGTGCTAACCTTTCAGCTATTGATGCACAGGCATATGCGGTACAGTCTGCATCCTCTGCGTCTGGAGCTGCAACAAGTGCGTCTAATGCAAGCGCATCAGCGGCAACTGCTGTTGCGGCTAAAGATGCGGCTCTTGCGGCATTTGATAACTTTGATGACCGTTATCTTGGTCCTAAAGCAAGCGACCCAACAGTGGATAACGATGGTAATCCACTAATTACTGGTGCATTGTATTTTAATACAACATCTAATGTAATGAAAGTATATGAAGGCACTATGTGGGTAGCCGCATATGTGTCTGCTGCTGGTGCATTGATGTCTGCTAATAATCTTTCAGACGTTGCTGATGTATCTACATCAAGGACTAATCTTGGATTAGGTTCTATTGCTACACAAGGTGCTAATGCCGTTGCAATTACTGGTGGCACTATTGACAACACAGTCATAGGAGGCACAACCCCTGCGGCTGGTACGTTTACTACGCTTACTGCTACTGGAACTTCTTACTTAGGAGGTTCGTCAACTTCTCGTAACGTACAGGTTGACCCTGTTGCTGGTGGAACAACAACATACACGCAATTTACACGAAACGCTGGCATCAATGAACAACAGATTGTTGCCGCAAATACCGCCAACCTTGGATTGATTTCTACTGGCGGTGGAACAATTAACTTTTACACCGCAAGCAATAACACTCAAAAACAACTTGTTGTTGCCAATACTGGTTCAGCAGTCAATTACGTTCAGGTAACTGGTTCATCAACAACCAACTGGACAGCAATTAGCGCACAGGGTAGTGATACAAATGTTTCTTTGGCATCTGTTTCAAAGGGAACTGGTGCTTTAATCTTTTCCACAAATGGTGCTTCTGGAAATAGACAGTTTCAAGTTTCAGGAACAGTTACAGCCCCTATTAACTATTTGCAAGCATCTGGCTCTGTTACTGCTTCAGGGCCAATTCTGTCATCTCAAGGCTCAGACACCAACATAGACCTAAACCTGACTACCAAGGGTACTGGTGCTGTTAACTTAAATACAGCTAACGGGACTGCATTTAAAGCAACAGAGTATTTTCTATCTGGGTCGGCTGTAAATTATATTTTTGCGGCTGGTAGACAAGCAAGTAATCCTCCAGTTTTAGGTTCAGCAGGTTCAGACACAAATGTAAGCCTTGCTATAACTTCTAAAGGTACAGGCTCTATTTCTTTTACAACAAGTAATGGCGGGCTTAATCAATTCCAAGTAGCCCACACCGCATCAGCAGTCAATTACGTTCAGGTGACTGGTGCGGCTACTGGCTTGCCTCCTACAATTTCTGCTCAAGGTAGCGATGCCGCCCCAAACTTGGCTTTCATAACTAAAAGCACAGGCGCATTTAATTTTTATAACCAAAACGGTTATACATCTCGTCAATTTAGGATTGATGGCTCTGTAGCAACAGCGGTTAATTATTTGCAAGTTGCTGGAGCATCAACAACTCAATCTCCAGTATTTTCGTCACAAGGGCCTGACACCAACATCTCCCAAGTATTTCAATCCAAAGGAACAGGAGCAATAGACCTAGCCGCTGGTAGTTCAGGGGTGAATATCTCTAATGGTGGTACTGTTACTGCGATTACTAACACGGGTGCTGGTACATATACATCTTTTCCAACTGTTGCTA